GATGCAACGCGGACTAAGGTTTGATAATAGCCTTCGCCAACTTTTTGAAACTGCACTAGACCTGGCAATAAACGCTTAGCCATGTTGTCGCCAAGCTTGCCGAAAATAGCTTCAAATTGTTTTTGTAAAGCATCGCCTTTTAAGTCTTTAAGACTAATTGCGCCAATCTTTACAACAAAATTATTTAAACGTTTGGTTAAATCGTCACCATTTGCGCCTAAAAGCAGCGCCGAAGCTTGAATTGATGAGGCCAAATTAACAACAACCTTTCTCAACTGGTCTTTAGTTTCAGCATTGGCGCCCTGATATTGCCTATCTGTACTTGATGTTTTCATCAAACCAAATAAATAGCTGGTTTGAGTCTTAATATCGGCATATTGCTGAGCTTTTAAACCAACACTAGCAATTGATTTATATTTTTGGTCTTGAACAAATATACCGTAATCAACCAATGATTTTTTAACTGAGCCAAAAATAGCATCTGTTAAAAACTTGGTAATATTGCCTAAAACCGGAATGCTTTTAGCAAACTTATCAACTAAAACAGAAAGCCCGCCGGTTAAAATAGCCAAGTTAGCTTTTACAGCGGTTAACATAAAGCTTGATATTGCCGAACTGCTCTTGCCAAGCTGAGCCGTAAGGTTAGCACTTGTACTTATATTCGGCGTTCTGCTTAACAATGCCCCTAAGCCACCAATACCATCCTGAATATTTATGAGGGCAGTTAACATGCCACGAGTTAACGGCAGGGTAATATCACTATTTGCTCTTAACAAATCGATAGACTTACTTATTGATTCACTTTTTGCAGATGAATCGCCTAACACAGAACCAGTTCCTGCAGAAGCCTGCCTATCCGCAGCGGTTGTATCGGCAGCAGAACCACCGCTAAAACCGGACACAGCAAAACCTAAAGCGGCCATGATACCAGCCATAACCGCCATTCTAGGGATGGCACTGTATGGATCGCCTTGGGCTTGGCCTGCGACACCCACGGCGGCGGCAGATTGGCCTTTTACTTGGTCAGCAGCTACTTGAGGGCCAACACTAGCAACGACAGCTGATGTTTTAGCAGTCTCGCCCATAATGGATGCCGCGACTTCTTTGGCTTTTATAACCATTTGGGCAACTGCTATGCCTTTTTCAATAGCGTGCAAGGATTTAGCCATTGCAGACTTTTTATTAAACAAGCTGGCAGCAGATCCAGCCAATTGCCTTGCCCCGTCTAACTCGTTACTAATACGGTCTTTTTGTAACTTTTCTTCTTCCTTGGCATATTTAAGCGCGTTTTCACGTTTAAATTGAGAAATGGCACCACCATCATCAATCAAAGAATTATTTTCTTGCTGTTTTTTGTGCAATTCATCCAGATTATCGGTATTTTCTGCAATGGATTTAGCCATTGTTTCAAACACCCCTGCCATCTGACTAAACCCACCTAAAGCCCCATCAAAAACCGATCTGGATACATCGGCCAGGCTGGTCATTTTATCCTTGGTTTGATCGAGGGTTTTATTGTAGTTTTCTAAAGATTGCTTAGCATCGACAGTGCCTAGTGTGCTGCTAATGGATTGCTGGGCTGTGTTAGTTCTGGTTAATGCCTGCCTTACTTGCGGCTCTGGCAAGTTGGGGTTTTGTTGCATGGTTTGTGCAACTTGGCGTTCCAGCTCTATGCGCTTGCTGATAGCATCGTTTGTTGCGCCCTGGGCTTTTAGCTCTTGGGCCATTTTAGCCAGGCGTTCTTCAAAAACGGCATTATTTTCAAGGCTACTCAAAGCTTTGATATTAGCTGCTAATTGCTCTGCTTGTTTTTTCTGCTGCTCCATTGCATCTGCGGCCTGCCAATACGCGGCATACAGTTGCTTAACTACGCCAACTTGATCACTTTGTACGCCCTTTAGCGCATTCTCTAGTTCAATTGCACGAGCTTTTTCGGTGTCTGAAAGTTTTAATTGTTCGGTTTGGTTTTTAATGCTAGAAATTACGCGCTGCGTGCTTTCTTCTGCTTTTAATTGTGACGCACTAAAATCCCCAGCCACGCCATCCATTTTAGTGTAAGCACCATAAATACCTGTGCCATTAGCTACATAGTCTCTTGTCTGCTTAGATAATTCTCCAATATGGTAATTGGCGTTTTTTAAAGCAGTAGAACCGGCGTTATAGGCAGCAAGGATATTTGAAAACGTTGCTTTTCCACCTAGGTCTGTAATCTGTTTACTGGTAACTTTTATATAGGCAATATAAGATTCGATATTTGCTTTTTGCTTATTTATGTCATTAGTCATTACTGATGACACGCTATTGCCCGTTAACTTTTTGGCCTCACTAGCGGCAGCTGGCAGCATTTGACCAATCCCCATTGCACCGGATGAGGAAGTCTTTATTCTTCTACCGCTATTTGTTTCAAGTTCAGCAATGGTTAAAGCCGCTGCTGGATCAACGCCTTGCCTAGTTGCCTCACTGAAAATTTGTTGTTTATATTTACCAGAATTAATGCTATCGAGTCTTTTTTGCAGCTCGCCTGTTACAGTTGTTTTTTGCTTTAGTTGTTCTATTTCAAGCTTGTTATTAACAAATTCTTTAGCTTGCTCACCAGTCAATCCTCTAATCGCTGACGCTTCCAACTCATAAGCTTCACGATTTTTGTTCTTGAGTTTCAATAAATCAATACGTGTTTGTATAACATCATTATCAATAGGCTTTTCTTGAGGTACTTCAGGTTTTGCTGTTAATTGCTTAGCGTAACGGTCAGCCATTTCAGCAGCTTTATCTTTATTTTTTTTATCTGCAATCGCTTGGGTATAATCATCAACCCCACTTTGGCCAAGCAGTCCAAAGGTTAATTTACTTAAATTCTGTAGCTTTGATATACGTTGCTCAGATTTGGCAACCATACCGGATTCGCTGTCATCAATCGCAATTCTTAAGCTATTAATCCATGATGTCGTATTGGATACGATGTTTTTAATTAAGCTTTCAGATTTGTCTTGCAGCAACGTATCTTCAAACATGTGCCAGGCATCAGATAAGTTGCTGATCTTACCATTCAGGGTATCCATCGCTACGGCATTAGCGCCCTTCGTCTTTTCGCCCATCGTATCGATTAATTTAGATATGACATCACGGGTTATCTCGCCTTTTTCACTCATCTTCATGAGTTCTTCAGTCGATTTTCCGGTAATTTCAGCAAGCATATCCATCACAGGTACACCGCGTTCCATCAAAATAACCATATCTTGCTGTTGCAATCGGCCCTTGCTCCAGGCTTGACCAAGCTGCATGGCGATTGATTGCAATGTCTCTGATTTAGCCCCCAGCATAGATGCTTGATTAGTCAAGGACTCCATCATTTTCATCGTGGGCCTCATGCCCATCGCTTGCAGGGTTACAAACGCCTTGGTTAAATCCTGGATCTCATAAGGTGTATCCACTGCCATTTTCTGGATCTGGTTAAATATCATCAAGCCGCCAGACTGACTGCCATTTAACGCAGTCAACTGGGCACGTAACATTTCCATGCTGCGATTGGTTTCCAAAATATCACTAGCCAGTTGCTTAAACTGATACAACCCAAACAAGCCGACTATGGAATTTCTGACGGATGAAAACCCAGAACTCATCGCAGATGTGGCACTGGATGTAGTACCAGCTAAACGCTGCACTTCGGTTTGGGCTTGCTGAATAGTTTGGATGTACGCACGCGCCCTGGCTTCAGGAAAGCTAGGGCTAGCAGCCATCACTTGATGTAATTGGCGCTCAACTTCAATGCGCTGCCTGATGGCGGATGTACTTTGGCCTAATGCTTGTTGCTCGCGGGCTATTTGTGCCAATCGGCTTTCAAAACCAGCTTGACCGGATAAACTATTAAGCGTGTTGATTAACTGGGTAGATTGCCGCAAAGCAGCATTACCTTGTGCAGTAGCCTGGGCAGATTGCCGGACTGTAGTAGATTGACGGCGTGATGCCTCATCGAGTGCATTGATTGACCGAGTAGTTTGGTTAATGATTTCAGCGGTGCCGTTGGCATTAACCCGAAGGCGTATGCCTAATTCCATATCTGCCATTTTACTCAGCCTTTTTATTGATTATTTTAAGCGCTTCCCGCTCCATAATTTGCACGCCTTTAAAAACGGTTTGATGCTGTTTTTTAGGTACGTTTAAATCCATCACTACTTTTAAACCCGCATAATCTAAACCCATGCAGCCACCCATTGCGCCATATTTCCATTGGGTATTCAGGTTGCAGAATGTCATCACGGTTAACCAGTTTTCTGGCTCAACTTTAAAATGATTACTCTTTTTGGGCTTGGTTAACTGGATGCCGAGCAATTCGGCATCCTGCTTTAAGGCTTTTCCATCATCGTGGCCACCGGCCCAATAACGGGCAGCCTTTATAAGTTTTTTAGGGCTTTGCCACCGGTAGCAGATTCAAAAAAAGCATTGGAAATGCTAGAGTTGATATTAGGTATCGCTACTAACAACTTTGTTAAGTTACCAGTGCAATAAGATAGGTCTTTCCCATCCTCATCCGTTACACCTTCCCAACCAACTAAAAACTTACCCAAATACTCCACATCAGCTGCAATAATGTCAGCAGGGGCGCGTTGGCTTAAGTCTGTATCGTCTGTGCGGTTAAGCGTAATCAAGTCTTCTCGACTATAGCGCTTAAACACGCCTTTAAATTCGTGGGTTTCCTGCACCCCGGCTTCATTTACAATAGCAAATTTAATGGGCCATTTGTACGTAGTTGATACATTTAATTTAAAAGCCATGACTAACCTTTTTTGTTATTTAAAAAAAGCCGGACTGCTCCGGCCAAGCACATTTTTTAACTTATTTAATACAGATTCTAATTTCATCGTTTCCAACAACTGGCACAAAGGACATATCCGCTTTAAACATAGCTACGTTGTCCGATTCGGCATAATCTGGGTTTTCAAGCTGTACGTTAGGGCCAGTAATGCCAACGATATTACCTGCGGTATTGCCATGCTTAACGCAAAAAGGCCCTTTGGCAGCATTTTTAGCCAGTGTCCACCAGTCTTTTTGTGCAATGGTTGTCGCTTCAATGCTTAAATTGCCTTTAACAGTTCGGTCTTTAATGATGACCGACTCAGCACCAATTAATTGTCGATACGTAATGTCGTTACCAATGTCGAAAGACAAGGTTTCAACGACTGCACCGGCATAACCCAATAGGTTAATGTTGGTTGTATTAGCTGTTGAAACGGTTGCTGGTGTTTGCCATGCAGAGAAATCAAATGTAGGCAAACCAACATCAGTAATAGTGCCAAGCAATCCGGTAAATTCCCACTTTAGTGAGGGAATTTGTTTAACTGATAAGTCTGGTTTAACTGTCCCGCGTGCGCCCAGCATAATGTGCCTTACGCCATCCATTACAAAATACAGGGTTGCTGATGAGTTGCCAGCGGTGCCAAATACGCTATTTGGTATGTACATAGCATTAGCACCAATGCTGTAAGTGCTGGTAGCATCTGGAGCAACAGCCCAAGCCACAGCAATCGTGGCAACTTTTGTAGACCCAATGTAGTCAATAATTTCACCAGACTGACCATTGCCAGTTCCAGCGGAAATCGATATCGACATCCCTTGGTAAAAGTCATCAACTGCAGATGCTGCTGCAGCTAGTTTAATTGTGGTAGTTGAACCACCTACCTGTGCTGTGCCAGTAATAGCAGCTGCTGTTAAAGTCTCGCTAAAATTACAGGCTTTTAACAAGTTAGCATAGGGCGGGGCAGTGCCAGCAGTGCCGGATCCTGCAAATTCAGTTTCAAAAGATATTGACGCATAATTTTCAACTCGAATAGAGCCAGATCCGCCAAATGTAGGCCTAATAATTTTACGATCGACCGCGCTGCCTTTTAATGGGCTCATGGTAATGTCACCACACTGGATAGCCGCTGTTGGCACAACATCAACGCCATACGTGGCTTCTAATCCAGCCAATATGCCGCGTTTACGATAACTTAGCATCAGTGTCTCCTTTTAAGACTTTGACTTCTTTTTTGACTAACGAATTTTCATAGTCGCTTTTTGCTTGATCTGCATCGGCTAGATAAGCAGCTTTGTTAAATTGATAACAATCCCAGTCAGATGCGGGAACCCGAATACCGGCCTCGCCATCGACTAGAAATGTGCCAGGGTTTCCGGCGTGTTGGTCTCTCATTTTTTTATCCTTTTAGTAAGATAAGTAGATCGAATAAATTTGGATAACTAACTTATTAACAACGATTGTTTATGACCAAGCGGTTTGTGAAACTAAAACCCACTTAGCCCCACTCCATGTAAATATGCATATTGATATTTGTCCGGCAGTAGCTGCGGAGCCATTAACTAATCCGGTCGAATTAAATGCTGTGTTAAAAGTTACAACACGCCCACCAGTGGCATCTTGTTTAAGCACAAAAACCAAATCTAGCATTTTCCATAATCGTTTTGCTGCACCTGAACGATGTTGCTCCAAGAAACCACGACCATTAGCTTCAGTTTTATCAGACCGTGAACAGGGGTTTCGGATAGTTAATGCCCCAGTTAACGTCAAATCAAAGCTAGTATATTGCTCTGGAATTGGATCAAAAGTGCCCGTAGCTGCTGCTACTCGTTGCCACCTTTCTTCACTGCCTTTCATCGGTGTTGCGCCATGAAACTTAAAGCTTCCCCCAGGTTTTTTAGTTTCCGTACCATTATCAATGTCATCTAGCAAGGTAATATATGCAGGACTTTGCGTTGTTGTTGCATCAAATATGTTGTACTTAATATGGCCTCCGGTGGCGCTCGGTTCCACATCATTATTTTCCCACTGCAACCTGGTGCAAAATTGCTCGTTAGAACTATTGTGGACTGTTGTTACATAGCCATATGTTGGCGGTGCATCACTTTCGTTATCGTAAAAGTGGACATTTGCCCAAGCACCAAAATACGTTTCATTATTTTTAAGGTTGATGCCATATGCACTAGTACTAAAATGACAGTTATGAACTGATAAATTACCGCCACCACCACAAACACCCACGGTCCTGCCTCTCTCAGGATATAAGCCCATTATTTCCACAGACTTTGCATTGAGATCACCGAGAATGTCATGTGCGCCATTTGCCCAGATATTTGACAACATCAAGCAGTTTGATTGGCCGAAAGAGGGTTTGTAAGTATTATTTGGGGAGTAGTAAACTGGGGCAAGCATAAAGCCCTGACATAAAGGGATACCAGCCACAAATCTCTCATTTCCGATCCGAATATCGGAGTAAGAAACAAGATCAAAGTTAAATCCTACGAAAGTGCCGCAGTAGTTGAGGCTAAAATCAACATTAGTTACCTGTAAATTTGTGGAATCATCAAACTCAAAAGCTGCAACGAAACCCTCACAACGTACTCGATTAACTGTAGTTATCTGATTCGTTTTTGTATCGCCAGCACCACCGGCACCCGCAGTTAAATTATTTTCAATCGCTAAACCAATACCATTAAACTCCATGTAACTTGAATAGTTTGCATTAGCTACATTCCGAATAACAACACCATCAACATTAGCAAACTGCTGATTATTTCTATCAGTTCCTGACTGAACTGAGCCAACTAAACGCACAGCAGGCGTGTAATTGTAGTTGCCATAATATCTGCGCATTTTCCAGGCTTGAGCGGTATTCCATGTCACACCCTGCTCGGTTACGTTATTAGTTGTTATAGCTGTTGCCACTGGATAAATGGCTGTGTTTGTAGTATCAAGCGGTGTTGTACACGCTGCATCTAAGTACAGCTGAAATGTAGTATTACTGCCTGGTATGGTCTTAATATAATAACCAGTCGCACCACCCGCTGAGCTAATCCCATTAATTGCCTCCCAGGTTAAACAAGCCTGGGTTGAGCTAGGCGTTTGGATATAAATCCGTGTGCCGTCAATTAATCGTGTTTCACCATTTACCCATACGGCGGCTGCACCGTTAGCAGGTAAAGGTGTCGTAGCATCCAATGTAACAACACACGGACTGGCATTGGTTAAGCCAACGATCTTATAAGTGTCATGAACTTTTAGTAAATTTTGATCACAACCTGATGTATCTAAAATCGCTATGCCATCACAAACAATTTGTGGCGCATAAGTTATGGCATAGTTGTTAATATATTTAACACCGCCTTCTAGCAGCAGTGGCGTGTTTATCTGGTAGATTTCACCATGCTTTAGTTTTGCTATGCCTTTGTTTTCAATAAAATTAGCTACAATGCCTGGCGTGTCATTTCCACCAGATGGCAAATATTGTGTAATTCCAGCGCCTCCAACTGGCGTATAAGTAGAACCGTTAGACCAATACTGCTGCCCTGCAATCCAAAGCGGCCCCTCGCCATACACCACAGCACCGCCAAAGGAATTAAATTCAGCAACTGAAGCAAATGAATAAGCATTTCTGGCCAGCGTTGTCATACGATCTCCGTTATTGATCAAAACCGGACCAGCAAACACGATAGCTGACGGCGATTGGGCTGATGACCCATTGGTATTCGTTAAAATTAAAAAACCGGTATCACCGACATTTAGGGCAGTATGTAAAGTAATCTCAAACAGCCCGCCGGTAATATTTACACCGTTGCCTGTCACTTCTGGCGCGCCAAAATTAACGGGCAATGGCGTTGCAAAAAACGCAAACTGCAAATTGCTGTAATCAATTACCGCGCCGCCATTGGCATACACTAACGACAGGCTAATTGTTTTTATACTCATGCTACACGCAGCCTAATGGCATTAACTGCCAACAAAGGCGCCGCGTGTTCTGGATCTAAATCAATACCATCCCCCGCTTTGTAGACCGTTCCGTTATGCAATATTTGGGATAGCACGTCATATTGACCAACTGATATTTGCGTTAAAATAACTTTTTGCATGGTTATACCGATCTAATTAAACGGCTGGATACATACACTTCTTGCCAATACAGCATGCCGTTAGCCATGTTAATTAACTCACCTGACACATATTGCACTGGTGCATAATCTAATGGCTCATAGCCTAATAAAGCCGCCTGGATAGCGTCACAAAACTCTTCGTTATCATCGGCGTTTTCAGCGCCTTTTAATCCAGCATGGTTAGCCGTTACCACAACAACTGCAATATATTCAAAGCGGTTTTGGCTAACTTTATTTATCAGCGTGTTTTTAGTCGCTTGGTTTTTATCACGATATAAATAACAACCTGGCGCACTAACCCGACCACTTAAAATCGCTTTTAAATCGGTTGCACCGGCTACTTCACGCAGGCCTGTTACTTCTGATTTAATTTTTTCTTCCAGCAATTTTCTTAGCGTGGCCATCAGTAATCGCTTAAATTTGATTGTGTAAAGATTCGGTTATCAGCCCCTTTTGAGCCACTTATTCCCGCTGGGTTGGGTGCAATCTCAGTCTGGCTAATGTTGCCTGATGCTGGATTGCCTAACCCTAAATCAATCGTGCCTTTTACGTAATCATCCAGGGTTTTAATCGCTCGGTTATACGCATCGGTAACCACTTCAGTAGGTACTTGATAGCAATAAAACCGAGTAATATCTTTAGATAATTCCCGCAAATCATTTGATGAGACGGCCAGTGGCACTGTCCAACCCTTTGCACGCAAGCGCCGATCAATGTCTAAATCGGCTTTAGTAATCGCTGCATTTAAAATAATTTGGCTAATAACACCCGCGCCTGTGCGGTCTGTAATTTGTACCAGCTCATCATCACCAAATGCAGCGACTAAATCAGCTTGCGTGCAATAAGGCATTAAGCGCCTACCTTAGCTGGGTCTTCTTTAGCCGGATCTGTCTCGGCCTTGGCTTTATCCGCCGCTTTGCCAGGTTTACCGCTGTCATTTTTGTTTTCATCGTCAATTGCAGTGGCGGCTTCGGCATCGGTTGCTTTTCTAATAACTCCAATGGCCAATAGCATTCCGGCATCGGAGTCAGAAAGATCCAGCTTATCGCCTTCAAAATAGGCTTGCCCATCATGCTGCAAGTGGCTTAAAACTGTGTAAGTAGTCGCATACATAATTAAGCCACCGCATTTTGGATAAAGTACCCAGCTTGCTGAAAGCAAACCAATTCTTTAATCTGCTCGCCAACGCGTACAGTGGTACCGCCGCGAATGCCGCGACTAGAATCTTGTATCGTGCCAGCAAACTTGTTATTCCACTGGGCTGTAAAACCAAATGTGGGGAATGCAAAGCCTTGTACATTACGCACATTGCTATCAATACGCAGCAAGGCAATATGCTTACCCCACAACCGCGCAAATGCAGCAGTTTGGCCTTTTTTGCTGTTATTAACGTAAGACTCCCCTACGATGACTTCATCAATCTCAAAGTAATCTGCCACGCCTTCGCGGGTAGCTTTACCGGATGCAGTAACACCGCCTAAACCACCTTGTTTGTTTAACACGGCAGCAACCACTTTGGGATGGCTTCTAAATTTTGACCAGGCTAAGCGGCCCATGACCATTTTGTTAGCCCTAACCAGCATGCTGTCTAAAGCAGCATCAATTACACCCAATGGGTCTGAGTTGGCATAGTCAGAAAACTGGCTAGTGCCGGATAACGTGGCGCGTAACGTAGCATCGTATGTGTTTAAGTTAAAAATTAAACTGGCTACACGTTGCTCACGTGCCAAATCCAATAAAATGGATACGCCTTCAGTTGCAGTGCCCATCGGGTCAATATTGGCACCGCCTGCATTAGCAGCATCTTGATCACGTTGCGGTACAAAATCATCTAACGCAAAGTCATCAACGGAATCCGTTACATCAATTGCCCCAAATTCAACCTCATTGGGATTTGATTTTCTGCCAACGCGGGTATCCACTACAGTAAGCAATTCTTCAGGAATCATTTTTGAGTAGATAAACTTGTCAGAAGGTACTTGTATGCGCGGTAAGATTAAATCTGCAATCATGCCAGCCGGTTTAACGGCCATTGCTATTTGCGTTAATCGCGGTTGAGTTGTAAATGGAGCGTTAATAGCCATGTTTTATCCTTGCATCACTGAAACTGATACGTAAACCCAAATAATATCGCCAGCTACTCCAGAAGATTCGGCAACACCAATAATTTGTGCATTAACACCAGCACCAGGGGCTGCAGCAACTGCTTTACCCGCACCATCTGATGTTAACTTTTGTCCGCGTGTTGCTGTGCCGCCCAGCTGCACTTCAATAAAGTCATCGCGCACAATATCAACACGGTCACCAGCGGCAGCAGGTATTTTGCCAATGCCACCAATGATTAAATCTGTGGATGCAGCTGCAGTTAAAATGCCGCCGTCATTAGCACCGAACTTAACCAGCGCATAGGCTGCAATAGCGGCTTCTGCTAAATAGCTATAAGATTCACCCGTTTTCATTTGCCACCTACCAATTCTGCATTGACATAATCTACGGCCTCAACAAAGCTGATGTTATTGCCCGCTTTATCTTGCGAAGCCTTGTATTCTTGGGCTTTTCTGGCAATTTGCGTATCAGTTAAACCCGCCGCTGCACTGCCTGGCTTGTCATGCTCTTTAAAGCTGACTTGTACTGGCAATGCTTTTAAAAAGCCTTTTAGCCATTCGTGCCCTGGCTTTTTAACCACCTCACCACCTTCAGCAAACTCAATAGCATCTGCTGCTGATGTAGCGCACATAAAGGCCACCAAGCCTGCTTGGTCCTTTGGCAACAAGCGGCCTTCTTTAACCAAACCTTCAGTAAAGTTGGTTAATTCAGAAATCTTGCTGGCAGATTCTTTAGTTTTTAACGCTTGCTCACGCTCAGTAAACTGGGCCTTGTCTTGGGCCAGCGCATCATTATCAGCTTTTAACTGAGCCTCTTTAGCGTCAAGCTCGGCCTTTTTGGCCGCTATTTCTTCGGGTGTCATTAATGATTCTCCGGTGGGTAAATGGGGGGTGACATCTTCCTTGATGCCGTTGGTGTTTTCTAGATCCAACTCTTCGCCAAATTCAAAAGTCATCACACCCTCTGCATCAGCAAATGAAGGCGACTTTAAACCTTTAACCGCTGGGGGCTGCGCACCTAAAAAGCCAACATGCTTTAAGTACCAAACACCAGGGACTGGGTTAACTGGGGATTGAGGGCTGTAAAACGAAGCCGAGACTTTATAAAACCGGCCAGCATTAACCAGATCAGCAAAGTTTTGGTCAACGTTTTGTGGTATGGCTTGTAATACACCATCTGCATAACTTAAAGCGCTAACCGATCCGTAGGCTGGATCATCCGTAGCCGGATGACCAACTACCAAGGGCGCTTCATGCACAGCGGCATCGTAAGCAGCTGCCGTGGCAGCTACATCAGATTCGGTAAACTCCAGCACAGCACCGCTCATTGCAATGTGCTTACCAGGCTTAAATATTTCGATGGGGATAAATGTTTTCATGGCCTTAGTATATCGGCCAAAAGCTTTTGAAAAACCCGAATGAGTTCGGATAAGTAATTGATATTAAGCGGGTTATAGTTACGCTGTCTTTTTTAAAGTACCTTATTTTTAAGTTGGCGGCAATGATTAACAGCAGAGATATTAACGAACTAACGACTGAAACCAAATTGCACTGCATTGCTTTTGTTGCAGCCTGCAAAGTGCACAACATAGACATCATCATAACGTCTACATACAGAGACCTGGAATCACAAGCCGCGCTATATGCCCAAGGCAGAACCAAGCGTGGGGACATTGTTACTGACGCAAAGCCTGGACAATCATTCCACAATTTTAGAGTGGCTTTCGATTTTGCGCCGGTGCTTAACGGAAAACTGCAATACAACAATGCCAAGTTAATTGAGCAGTGCGGATTGCTTGCAGAAAAGGTCGGGCTTGAATGGTCTGGGCGTTGGAAATCGCGACCCGAGCGAGTGCATTGCCAGTTACCTGGGTTGTCTTTGGCAACGTTGCAAAAGCAGCAGGATTTATTAAGGCTGGGCAGATAAGGCTATTGCTTAAAAATGCCAGCTGCTTGGCAAATAGCCGCCGCTAAAACCCATGCTGCTATACGGGCTTACTATTTTAACAGCGGCGGAACGGATGAGGGCTGGGAAAAAATACGTATGAACCCAAAACTTTTTAATACCGTCTGGCGGCGGATGATTAATGCAAGCCCTTTAAAACGTTACCGATAACTATGCCAAATTCAGCCACCCAAAAACACCAAGTTTTTTACCAAAATAAAACCGGC